CGTTTACTATTTCCCTTTCATACTTGCTGTAATTGTTTGGGCAACCTTACAATACACAGGAGGGTGGGAAGACCTAGCGGTACTAACAGCATTCTCAGTATTTGGGGTGCTGTGTAAAAAATTCCAAGTCAGCAGGCCAGCACTGCTGATTGGATTCATATTGAGTGACAGGATTTACAACCTCACTTATCAACTAACATCCTTACATACGGTAAATGATTTAATCACAAGGCCTATCTTTATTTTCTTAATGGCCTGTGTTATAATGTTACTGTATTGGGGAATAACAAAACGGAGTAGACTAGACTATGCTTAAGAAAACAATAATGGCGTTAGTGTTGATGACAACAACAGCCTTGGCAGATTACAATTTAATCGTGCCTCAAAAACCTTCTGGTGGAACTTCTGTATGGGCACAGATAGTTGTGGCAGAATGGGAGAAACATCTTGGAGAAAAGATCAACTTGATCTACAAGCCAGGTGCAAGAGACCAACTAGGACCAAATGAGTTCCAAAAAGAATTAAGGTTTGATGACAAGACTATATTAGTATCACATGGTGGTAACGGTATATCATATCTCGTGGAGCCTGTGGAGTACAATTACTTTGACTGGGAATCAATTGGACACATGAATCTTAACATCATTGTGGGTGCAAGGAACAAGGCAGACACGAAAAACGGACCCATACAGTTTCCATCAGGATCTGGAATGACTCCAGAGATCATGGCCATCGTTATGTTGCTTACAGGACCCGACGGTGATCCAGTCAAGACATTTGAAAACAAGATAGTATGGGTAAAAGGAATGAAAGGGTCTGAGAGAAGACTTGCATTTATCAGAGGTGATTTGAACGCTACAAGGGAAAACCCTGCCGCATACAAAAAACACGTGATGCCAGTGATAGGAAAAGGTGACGCATACACTTGGTTCCATCATGGACTACTAAATGTTAAGACAGGTGATCATGATGCTGATCCAAACTTCACAGAGCCAACATTCGAGGCACTGTATGAATCCACATACGGAGTCGCACCAAGTGGTGACTTCTATGATGCATACAAACTTGTCAAGAGTTGGAGAGATGCATTACAGAAAGCATTCTGGGTTAACAAGGGCAATCCAAACAAGGACAAACTTGTTGCCGCATTGAACAAGATGATCAAAGATCCAGAGTCGGTTGCCGCTATCGAAAAGAAAGTGGGCAAGTACGAATGGAGAACAGGTGCAGAGGGTGACGCCGCAGTGAGGACACTGAAGTCATTTATCACACCGGGTGCATTGAAAACACTGTCTGATTTTGGAAAGAATCAGTTAGGTTACAATGCAATCTACAAGGAAAAGTTGACCAAGTAATGTACATATTGTTCACAGGGGCGCCGGGATCAAAGTGGAGTAGTGTTGTCAAGAATATCTACTGGAGTGATGACATAGATCACACAGATTATTCTGAGGAGAGAACCTACTGGCACGATGCTGACACCCCTGGCAACAAACATCTCATGCACATTGGTGCTTACTGGGATCCGGGCATGGAGTTCGTCAACAGAGATTGGGACGGACCTTTCTCAGGTACAGGAAAGCGTATTGTGAAATCACACACATTCGCACACAGATTAAATGAACTGAAGGATAAAGGTCATCCCATCGTGATGGTGTACAGGAACGACTTCGAATGCCTGGAATGGTGGAAACTGTGTGGCGAGTTCACGATAACATATCCAAACTATCAATATTTTGAAAACTTGGACAGCATGTGGGATCACATACAGGCAGAGAACAAGGACACAATGCAGTTCATAAAGGACAACAAAGACCGAATCCACAGACCCAAAGACAATGTGGACCTTTGCAGTTTGCTAGACATAAGTTTCCCAGATACCAAAGGCAAGATACATAATTATATACAAAAAGGAATTGAAGTATATGTCTACAAGTAGTTGGGAAGACCTAAAAGCAAGAAGCAACTATCACTTCAACAAGTGGCACCAGGACACGGACAATGTACGACACCTGGGCAAGTTCACAGGTGGATGGCAGACAGAACTACAAGCAGTCATAGATGATGGCAAACCCCTAAACTGGGCCAACCGTAGGGAAGGTACAGGCAGGGCAAGTCCTTACATAGAAGCGGAAGAGAATGATCTAAAGACAGCAGGCGCAGACCCCAAGATGACCATTTACAGAGGCCTGCGGGACTTCACCAAGTGTCCAACACTGCAAAGGATGACAGACTTCTTTGAAATGCCTTTCGTGCAACCTAAACTGCACATACAGTTCACCGGTGATGTGTTGAACATGCACATAGACAGGTTGTATGATCTAGATACTGACCCAAATAATATTGTGCGTATAATGGTGATGCTACAGGATTGGGAACCCGGACAGTTCCTTATGTATGGCAATGAGCAGTTTGACAGATGGCGTACAGGTGACATACACAAGTTTGATTGGCAGAACCTACCACACGCAACCGCAAACGCCAGCAACAAACCCAGACCAATGCTGGTCATAACAGGTGTGATGTCAGACAGGACAAGAGAGATACTAGCAAAGCCGATCAAGAAAAAGGTTTGACAGGATAAGCATTTAATATATACTGTCATTACATGAACAAAAAGATATTTGCGAAACTTCTCGCACACAGTCAAAACAATCTGGACAAGATCACACAACCTTACATTCAGGAAACATTTGGTGTACAAGTAAAGAGATGTGACACCATCGAACAATACGTAACGGCAATAGACGATGCCTGTCTACACAAATACTTCTCGAAGTACTGGCAGAACGACATGAAGAAATGGAAGTATTCCGGGGTTACCTTGATAGATGAGGTGAACAGTCTCAAACCCAGGGCGGTGCTAGACGTAGGATGTGGTTACAATGAGTTCAAGGGCAAGATAGACAATCTCGTAGGTATCGATCCCTACAACGATCGAGCGGATTTTGAAGTCAGCACACTGGACTACAAGACAGATCAGAAGTTTGACGTGATCATGTGTTTGGGGTCTGTGAACTTTGGTAACAGGGACAAGATCATTGCTGAGGTGTCGAGATGTGTCAATCTTTTAGCAGAGGGAGGTACCATGTTCTTCAGGGTCAATCCTGGTGTGCAACACGACAAACCCGAGGCCGACTGGATAGAGTTCTTTGGGTGGAACGTGCCGTTCATCATAGAACTTTCAGAAATGTTCAAACTAAAGGTGCTTGACATACGTGATGACACCAATCAACGTAAGTATTTCGTCTACAGGAAGCAAAAATCAGTAGACTTATGCTAGAATTGTGCTACAATAAGAAGTAAATACCTACAATGCAAAAACACACTAGAAGTCTATTAGAAGAATTGAGCTCAATGCCTCTTAAAAGAGACAAAGAAGAGGTAGTTGAAAGCAGAGCCTCGCACATATTAGAAAGTGCCATAAGGCTTATGACATACATCAGGGAGAACTTCGACCAGGACACTGCATTCAAACTGGAAAAGAAATTCAACTCAGCACTCAAGAACATGGACGCATCCAAGTTCAGCAAAGGTGTTGCCCGTATCAAAGAGAACCGAGACGTCAAAGAGAACGTGCTTAAAATCAAAGACGGCGAATACCGAGAGGATTAATCATGTTGATAGAAGATGTCCTTACAGAATTCAAAAGGACACACCTAGAACACATCGAGGACATCGTTATCACTGATGGTTACGAAAGTGGCAAGGCCGTACTGGAATACTTCAGGGGACTACTGCTCACACTTAAAGGAACAAGTTCAGAAGCAATGAGTGTGTCAGTGAAATGGGATGGTGCACCTGCCGTGGTGTGTGGGACCAATCCAGACAACGGCAAGTTCTTTGTAGGAACAAAATCTGTGTTCGCCAAGAACGCAAAGGTCAATTACACGAAAAAAGACATAGCCAACAACCACGGCACTGATGACCTAGGACAGAAACTGTTGAAGTGTCTGGTACACCTAAAGAAACTTAACATTCAAGGGGTGGTGCAGGGTGATCTTTTGTATACAGACGAGGACATAGTTCGTAAGAACGTGGATGGCAAGCCAAACCTTACGTTCACACCCAACACAATCACATATGCTGTACCAGAGGCCAGTGATCTGGGAAAACAGATAGACAGAGCCAAAGTGGGAATCATATTCCACACGACTTATGTAGGCGACAGTTTAGCAGACATGAACGCAAAGGGTGGAGCGGATGTAAGTTCATTTGCCAAAAGCAATGACGTGTTCTTTGACAATGCCACATACAAGGACGTGTCAGGCAGTGCCAAGTTCACAGACGACGAGACAAAACAGTTCTACAACGGTATAGAAAAGTTAGAAGGATTGTTGAATGCTGTACCACGTAATCTATCCAGTGTCTTAGGACAGAATCAAGACTTCATACCCATGTTCCAGATGTACATAAACGCACGGGTCAGGGATGGTGAACTCCCAAATGACGCCAACAAGTTCCTGCTAGGATTCAAGAAGTTCTACACCGACAGGATGCAACAGCAGATGTCAGGACTCAAGGCACAGAAGGCGTTACAACTGAGACAGGACAAGATGAAACAGATGCCAGTGTTTCTTAACAGGGCCAAGAAACCTCTACAGGCCATGCTCACATTCTACAGGGCGGTGCAGACTATGAAGGCATTCGTGCTGAAGAAGATGAACCAGGCACAGGCCATAGGATCATTCCAACAGACGGATGGCGGACTAGAAGTCACAGAACCAGAGGGTTTTGTCGCTGTTGACAAGTCAGGCAATGCTGTCAAACTTGTAGATAGATTAGGATTCTCAAGAAGGAACTTGACTGGTATCAGCAAATTCAAGAAATAGATTAATAGTCTTATTAATTTCCAAACTTAATTTCTCTTTATTAAACATGGTATCATAATTATGTTGTCTCAACGCCTTTGTCTGCAGGTAAATGTCCTGCCATTTTTTATGTCCGTGTCTAAGCTCTGTTGAATTATCTTTTAATTCTTTACACAACGAAACTATCTTGTCGATACGTACATCTGGATCCTGTTCGAGGTCATAACTTTCATCAAAGTATTTGCCAAATGTTTTGAACCCCATCTCTTTCAATTTCTGTAGATACAGATGATTGCCATGAACTATAAAAAGGTGTTGTGCCATGATAGGCTTCCATATTTTCTCTGTCATGAATATATCATAATCGTTGTCATTTGTCTCAGAAACAATCGAACAGACAGTGTCTATGTATGGTAGTTCGTATATGTCCTGGTCTTTGCCAAAACGTGGATAGTCTTTGGGGTCTATGCCAGGTAATTCGTATTTCTTGTCCAATCTAATGGGATCATCGAGCATGGTGAAAGTGTATATGCTGTTATCTAGAAGGTCGGCATCTTTGAGTTTGTTGTACAGTTTAACCCTGTGCTTTCTAGGAGCCTTGTTGAAATACAAGAACTCGTGTGTCTTGTGCCAGTAACTGCCGTTGTGATCGTGTGTGAAAGTAAATTTGTTGTCCTTATGTTTGATGTACATGTAGTACCAGAACCATGACACGCCTCCTGTCCACTTGACGTGTTCTATGTCTATCTCAGGATAATGTGGTGTATTGTTTATGTTTTCAGGCGATTCCCATGGATTGGCTTTGATAAACACAAATCCTTGGCTATGTAGTAGGTCACACCGTTTCTGTAGTTCTACGGCAAATTCTTTGTTATCCTTGATCCTTTTGTTTTCCAATCTACAATCTATGATGGCAAACTTCCGATCGTAAGTATCGAGGTCATAATTATGAAGTGTGAAATACTCACCGGTCATATCAAATGTCTGATTGTCCATGCTGTGCATTGAAATAAAGTTTTCTAGATTCTGGTGGAACCCAGTCTTCATGACATCAGTCAATATAAAATTACGTTGCATATGTTCTATAAATACCCGTATGTTAACACCATTTTTAAAGTATGTATCTGAGGGCAAGGTCATAAGACGTCATAGTGACTTGCAGAGATTTACTTTTCCAGAGGTCACTGAAAGGATTTACCTAAGTTTCCTAGCACTGGCCTTGATGAGCCAACACAAAGACACACAGCAATTCGCCAAGGCATACGCGGATCACACGATGGCAAAAGGTACCTTTGACCAGGTGCGGATGATTAACAATGACCTAGCCAACATGTTGGCTATAGTGTCGGGAGATCCCGAGATCACCAAGAAGCTCAAGAACAAGGATCAAGCACAGGCCATGAGACAGAGGCAACCCGTGCCAGTGATGGCATTGAGGAGATACATGAGGACCTGGGAGGAGCACTATCGTAATCTCACACAACTTGAAAGATCTTTAAACATTACAGACGCCAACCTCAAGAACATAAGGCGAGCGGTGGCCAACTACAACAAACTAGATACCAAAATGAAGATGCAGACCTTACACAGACTTCAACAGCAATTACAATCCAAACTGCCCAACACCGACATACTGAAAAAATTCAAGGAACTATGATGACGATCAAATACATTTGCGAGAAGTGTGAGTGCGAACAACATTGTAGGCAATCCTGTACAGAGTGCAGGGACTGTCCAGACTGTGCATGTAAAGAGTGCGATGCCGGGAGCAAATAGTTTCTGGGTATTGTATGGCCAGCACACCAAACCCACTTTCCTAGAAGACGCCGGAGACGGCCAACTCGCACAACGTGAATCTGGCCTTAAAGTGGTTAGCAGTTGGCGGAACGCAATAGACATAGGCAGTAACATAGGACAATGGACCAGACCACTGGCCAAAAGATTTGCAAAGGTAATCTGCTTCGAACCAAACCCTAATTTCAGAGAATGTTTCAATATGAACATTCATGAGTCAAATGTCAAGTTGTATCCTTATGCTCTGAGCAGTCACCAACACACAGCAACCCAAGGCACGAATGCAACACATCTCAATGACAAGGTTGGAGACACACAACCACAGGACGGAGACATAGAATGTAAAACGCTTGACAGTTTCCATTTCAAAGAAGTCGACTATGTGAAAATAGATGTTGACGGTTTCGAAGTTCCTCTACTCAAAGGTGCCGCATGGACATTACAGCAAAATTCGCCTGTGATCAACATCGAGATGAAGAAGACAAAAAGACCTAAAATAGTTGATGAGGCAAAGTATATTCTGCAAAGATGGGGTTATAGTTTCCATAGTCGCACAAGAAGTGACGAAATTTGGCTGAAAAAGTAATATTACAGCATAATTTACCAAAATTACCTATAAATACTTACAACTTGATTCCTGAGCGGAATCAAAGCATTATGTTAACAGAAAAAAAGGAGGATAACAAATGCCAATAGCACCAAACAGAACGGTGACTGCACTAATCGGAGAACAAGATTTTATCGGTAAGGCAATCACTATGATCGCAGTGGACTGGGACGTAGACGCAGATGCTTCAAGAGAAGCCATGGAAGCGGTCTCTAACACTATACTATCAAGAGCAACAATCTTAGCCGCAGGTGCGGTTTATGACACTGGTACGAAACAAGATTTCTTACTAGAAGGTGATTATACTTCAACGTTGAATAACTTCACATCATTAGATGGAACTGTAAGTGGTACACTTGCTCAAGTTTTAGTAGAAGACATCGTCAACTTAGGAACAGTGGACTCAATTAACTTTGGTTCAGGAACTGTTGCTGTAACAATTAAAACAACATTCAAATACGCATAATCGCGTAGAAGGAGAATAAGAAAATGGCTTACGATACATCATTACCGGCAGGTGGACCGGGAAACTTTGTTTCACCAAACACAGCTCACGAGGCAGACGGCGTAGAAGTAGACTTCATCACAGTTGACTACATTTCTGCAATGAACGGTGAGGTAACAAACCCTAGAGCGGCGGCTAACACTGGCGGTTTAGAACTGTCTATGCAGGCAATCCAGAACCAAGGTGTTAACATCTTAGGTAAAGGCGTTTTGTCAAACTCAAACACTGAGCAAACTTACATGGTAAGAAGAGACAGTCTAGACACAATCAGTTCTACTACTACAGTAGCGGCGATCCAGGCGGCAGTTAGAGCCTTGAACGCATTAACACCTGACAAAGTAACAGCAACTATTTCTTCAGCAACAGCGGCTGACAGAGATATGGGTGATACTTCTGTTGGAGCGTAATAGTATAGCATAGGAGGAAACACAAATGCCAATAACTAAAAACAACTTCACTCATGTGACAAACACAGAACTAGAAGGTGTAGAAACATCTACTTTTACTGTGGACTTCATCAATGCGATGAACGCCGAGACAGCGGACTTATCATCTGGATCTGCCCTAGCAGGTTTAGAGGCGACAAGATCAGTGATCTCACAGTTCATCAACATCCTTTCAGAAGGACCGTTGGCGGATTCAAACACACAGAAAACTTACACAGTTAGAACAGACTGTCTTGGTACTCTGATAAGTGGAGGCACTTTACAGACAGCCATCAGAGCGTTAAACGGTGCAGGTAGCGTTACAGCAACAATTAGTTCTGCAACAGTTACAGCAACGGACGTGGCTATCTTAACTGCGGCGGTTGTATAATATTACAGACGACCAGTAGGTAAATTACCAAAGGGCGGATCTTTAATTAGGTTCGCCCTTTTTTTATGACTTAAATATCGATATGCACGAGTACAGATTACACACCCTGGTAGACATAACCGAAAATGGAAATCTAAAACAGCAGTTCCCATTCAAGACCATAGCAGGCAACGAGGTACATGACAAGTACACTCTGTCCATTGCTAGGAATCAGAACAGCAATTTCTCAACGATGTTGCAACTGCTACAGATGAGGACGAACATCACGTGGGAACACCTACCGCAGAAGGTAGAACTTCCAAGCCTAGGAAATCATGCATTCGGCTCTTACTACGAAGGCCAACATTCAACATGGCACTTCCAGTTCTTTACAGAACAGGCAGGTGTTTATGGCGATATGATTGATCCAACAGAGAACCTTATGGAGGACTTCAGCCTGGTGCCAGTGATTGCTGACTGCACAAACACAGCACACTTGCCTCTACACACTTTCATAACAAAAGAAATGCAAGGCACCGAGAGGCAAAAAATTATTGGTGCACTGTCAGGCGGCATTATAAACACGTACTTTTCGTACGCCGGTCCCATAGATAAATAACAGTACATTAAGGCACAAACTTTCTAACAATAAAGGCACACACAGGCAGTGAATCAGGCTCATCTACAGGCTCTACTAACGGAGGTACAAATCCTCAAAAGAGATTTACAAAGATATATGAGTACAACAGAATTAGAGAAACAGAACCTTGAAGCACACGTGGACCTTTGTT